GCCGCTCGGGGATGTGCCCGTGCTCTGGCCCGGGGCCTGGGCTGCCGGCGACACCTGCCTGCTGGTGTTTGCCGAGGAGAGCTTCTCCAAATGGTTCGACACCGGCAGCGTCGAGCAGCCCGAGGTGCTGCGGCGGCACGGCATGCACGCCGTGTGCATTCCGCTGGTCGCGCGCGCGGGGCAGGCCGTGGAGTTCGTGGCGCTCGCCAACCTGGTCAACGCGCAATTCTCGGCGCTCGCGAATGCCTTCAGCACGTGGGTGGTGGTGGCCAATGACGGCGGCGCGGCGCTCAAGGCGAAGCTCACCACGCTATCCGGCACGGGCTGGCCCTCCTCCGTGGCGGCCTCGAAAGTGAAGGCGCGATGATCTGGGTTCACCTGTACAAGGACGGCAAGCTCTTGCTCATCTGCCCGGCAACCGAGGCGCAGATGTGGGGCTTCCTCGAGTGCGGATACTGGTGGGAGTACATCCTCGTTCCGGATGAGGTGTCGCCATGCCCGTGATCGGTGACCTCCAGCTGTCCGACGACGGGCGCGAGATCATGCTCACGCGCGGCGCTGCGATGGCGCTCCAGCAGATCCAGACGGGCTCGCAGATCTGGACGGGCACCATCTCGTGGGACCCGGACGCGGGCCTGCCCATGCTGGGAACGATCCTCGTGAAAGGGCCAGACTTCCGGGTCATCACGGAGATCTTCCGCTCGTTCCTGCTCAACACCGACGGCGTCGTCTCGGTCGACGAGCTCTCGGTGCAACTCGAGCGCGCGACGCGCGAGCTCACGGTCCGCTTTCGGGTGACGTGTGAAGACGGCGAGAGTGCGAGCGACGAGGTGGCGTTTGCCATCGCCTGAGGAAACCCCATGGGAATAACGGCCACCGGCTACGCAAGGCGGACTCTGGACACGGTGCTCACCAGCATCCAGGGATTCTTGCGCGACAAGATCAGCGCGAAGCTGACCCTCACCGAGCGCACGTTCCTCGGCAACGTCTCGAACCTGGACGCCGATCACGTCGACCAGCTCGAGCAGCTTGCTGAAGAGTGTTACCATGCATTCGACCCGGACAACGCCAGCGACGATCGCTTCGTGGCGCTGGCGCGTCTCACGGGCGTGCCGCGCCGCGGTCTGAAAAAGGGCCTAGCCACGATGAGCCTGGATCTGGACGCCTCGCAGTCCTACGCGATCGGCGCCATCGCGTTCCACGTGATCGACGAGCCGACGAACCGCTGGCTCAACCGGGACCTGGTCGTGAGCACCAGCGCCGCGGTCTACCCGGCCGTGTTCGAGTCGGAGTTCGCGGGCTCTGCCGCCATTGCCGAGGCCGGCACCATCACGGTCATCGCCACGCCCGTCGCCGGCCTCAACTCCGGCACGAACGCCCTGGCCGCCACCCCGGGCGAGGACATCGAGTCGATCCCGGCGCTCCGGATCCGGAGGGAGAGCGCCGTGTCTGTCGGCGGGTCCCGCACCCGTAGCGCCATCCGGGCCAAGCTGGTGCTGCTCGAGGGCGTGCTATCGGCCGAGGTGTTCGAGAATACCTCCAACGTGATGAGCGCCGATGGCATCCTTCCGCACGGCATCCGTCCGATCATCTGGGACGGCTCGCCCGCGGCGGCCGACAACGACGCGATCGCTCAGATCATCCACGACCACGGCGCCGAGGGCATCCTCTCGCAAGGGGCATTCTCCGGCACGGCGCAGGACACGCAGGACGGCCCGGTCGTCAAGTACTTCGATCGGGCCACGCCCCAGCAGATCGTGGTGGCGGTGGACATCGAGTCGGCCGACGGCGTCGCCATCGACGACGTGAAGGCGGCGATCCTGGCGGCCATGCCGACCCGCGTCGGGCGGGAGGTCACCTACAACAAGCTCGCCGGCAGCGTCTTCAACGTGCCGGGCGTGGACGACCACGTAACCTTCACCATCGACGCCGGCACCGTCGATCTGCCCGCCGTGCAGAACGTGATCTACCTGCTCGACGAGTCGGACATCACGGTCACCGGGGATGTGAGCTGAGCCATGGCCGAGGGCACGACCGCGATTGACACCGCGCTCTCGACCGAGGGCGATGCGGACGGCACGGACCTCATCGAGTTCACCGAGGGCACGTTCGTGCACGCGGGCGACGAGCCCGAGGGGCCGCTGCAGTACATCGGCACGCACGAGGAGATCGCAGCGCGCAAGCTCGCTCCCCCCTTCTGGGGCAAGCCGTTCGTCTTCTGGGTCCTGGCGGCCTTCATCCGGGAGCTGCAGTTCCTGGAGGACACCTTCTGGGACATCCTCGAGAGCCGCACGCTGGAGAACGCGGACCTGACCCGGCTCAAGGTGCTCGGCAAGATCGTCGGGCAGCCGCGCTTCGGATTCGACACGGAGAACTACCGTCTGCTCATCGAGGCCCGCGGCCTGGCCAACGTGAGCCAGGGCCGCGCGAGTGACCTCCTGGCGGTGCTCACCCTGCTGCTCGGCGAGGGCGACTACGTGCTGCTGGCCGTCGGCAACGCGACGCTGTACCTGACCGCGCTCCAGCCCGTCGACGACATCGGCCTGGCCATGGTCGCTCAGATCTTGCCCGACACCCGGAGCGCCGGGGTGGGGCTGCACTTCCTCTACTCCGACGCGCCGAGCCCGTTCATCTGGGGCGTGTCCGCCTGGGGCGAGGACGAATGGGGCACGGTCCGCGTGCTGTAGAAAGCGTGAGACACCATGAGCAGAATCATCGCCCTCCCGACCGACTGGGCCAGTAACACCAACTACGCCACGGGGCCTGACGTCGGCACGGCCACCAAGATCGATCCGGGCGTACACGCCGACGGCTACATCCGGGGCGTTCTGGCCGCGCCCCAGGAGGTCAACTACGTCATCAATCGCCAGAGCCTGGCGATGCGTCGCGCGGTCCAGGTGGCGGCGCTCGCCCTGCGGGAGCTCGACGCTGTCTTCACCGACACCGCCGAAGCGATGGGCGCGACGATGGTGGACGGCATCGCTGCTCCCGGCAACGGCGTCGTTTGCATCAAGTCGGACGTGACCGACACCAAGCTCGCCTACGACGATCCGAGCGTGGACGTGCAGGGCAGCGTCGCATCGATCACATCCCTGGTCCGCGACGCCGCCACCAACGGCACGCGCATCGTCGCCATCGGCACCGGCGGCAACGTCAATAGCTACTCGGACAATGCGGGCGGCAGCTGGTCGGCGGGAGGCGCGGGCATCTCGTCCTCGGTCCCGACGCACATCGTCTATTCCCCGCACTATGATGGTTTCCTCGTGGGCGGTAACGCCGGGTCGGTCTCCCGCTCGCTCACCGCGGCGGCCGTCTGGACCAGCGCCGCGTCGGGCTTTGCCGCGGTGCTCGGCCTGGCCGTGCTGGGTGACACGGCCGGCACCATCTTCGCGCTCGGTAACTCGGGCATCGAGCCGCGGTTCAGCAGGTCGACCAATGACGGCTCGTCCTTCACGGGCTCGACGGCTCCGCCCAACGCGGCCACGGCGGAGGAGCCCGGAGATCTCGCTGGCTGCCCGCTGGTCACCCGCGACAGCCTGAGCCTGCACGCCTATCACGTGATGCGATGCAACGCGGGCGCGCGCCTGCGCACCGCCTTGAGCCCTGGGGGCACGGTCTGGGTGGCGGGCGTCACCATCGAGGCGCCGGCCGGGTCGAGCTTCAGCGCCGCACCGCGGCTGATGATCTGCCAGTCCAGTGGTCTCATGGTGATCGCGGTGCCGCTCGACACCGGGGTGACGGCACTGTATGCGAGCCTGGACTTCACCGACTGGGTCGGCCCGGCGCTGGTGAAGGACATCGTGGTCACGGCGTTTGCCGTGGCCGGCGGGCGGCTCTTCATGACCCGCGACGATGCGCTCTACGCCAGCGACGGCGTCGGCAACCTGTGATGCAACCAGCCCCGGGAGGACGAGATGCAAACTCATGAACGGACCGAACGCACCGATCACCGACCGCGATCTGCTCTTCGTCGCGCTCTCGGGTGGCTTGTGGTGGATCAAGCTCACCTGGCAACTCTGGCGCCGGACTCGGTACTTGGAAGAGGCGCTACTGCGCGAACAGCAGAGACGTTTCGAGCTCGAGAGGACGCACACCGCGCAGTGGAACGACAAGCAGAGGAGGCTGCTCGAGGCTTTCTTGCGCGGACCGAAATCCACTCTGCGCGAGCTGGTGAGCGATACCGAGACGGAGTACGAAACGAAGCCGTGACGGGCGTGCTACAGCGCACCCGGCTGGAAATCGAGCAGGAGGATCTGCTGGCTTTCCCGCTGGAACGGCTCGCCACGGACGCTCCCGGGCTGGACGTCTCGCCTCACCCGTAGGGGTGGAGTTGGGTCATTCTGCCGTGGTTGGCCTATAGGGCCGCCCGTAGCTTGAAGTGCATGCGCAAGCTCCCCTGGCTAGTTGCACTCGGTGGGACTGTGGTTGTGAGCACCGCTTGCACGCCCGCGCTCGTACAGTGCAGGGCGGAAGCTGTGGCATTTTTGCCTGCCGATCCCGGGCAGCTCACGCCCTACGACTTGGAAGATCTCGTCGGCCGATTGAACGCGTGCGAGGCGCCCGCCGCTCCCCCGCCTCCGGCCTCGCCGGAGACTACGCCCGACGCGGGAGCCCCGTAGAGATGCCGGACGATCCGCGCAACCGACCGCCTCCCTTGCCGCCGCGGCCGCTCGTGCCGGAGCCGTTTCGCCTGACCGCTACCCCGCCGAGCGGCGGCGTGCCGATGCAGGGCCGCCTGCTCCCGCCCGATCCGCGGGACCGTCTCATCGAGGAGATGCGGGACGAGCTCGCCGCGCTCCGGGTCGCTAACGACAGCGAGACGGCCGACACCGAGCCGCCCCCGACCCGTCCGAGCGTGCGGGTGCGCAAGGCGAAGGTCGCACGGTTCCTCGGCAAGTGGGCAGTGCTCTTGCCGGTCGTGGCGATCGCCGCCCGGGCCGCGGCGCGCGCTGCCGCCAAGCAGTGGCCCGAGGCGGCCGAGCTCGTGGACACGGCGCTGCAGGCCATCGGCCTATGATCCCCGTCGACATCGCGGCATTCCAGCGCCTGAGGGTGGGCCCCGATGGTGCCAAGCTCCTGCCCGATGGCGCGCTCGGTCCGAAGACATACTGGGCGCTCGCTCTCGATTCGCTCCCGCAGTGGCGCGTGGACGTCGTGCTCGGTGCTCTGAAATGGGTCGGGCTCCGGGAGCAGGGGGAGAACCGCGGCCCCGAGATCGACGCCTGGCTGGGCGCGTGCGGCGTGCAGCCCGGCAACCCGTGGTGCGCGGCGTTCGTGAGCGCCATCCTCCGGGGCGCCGGCATCGGCTGCAGCGAAGCCAGCGTGGCGCGCCTGCGGGGCAGGTTCCCGAGGACCGAGACGCCGGTGCCAGGCGATGTGATGTGTTTCGTCCGGGACGACGGCACGGGGCACACCGGCATCGTCACCGGGGTGGGCGCCGATCGGGTGAGCACCTGCGAGGGCAACTCCCAGGACGGCGTGCGTGTGGGCTGGCGCCCCCGGGCGGGCTTAGAGTTCGTGGTACCGATGGGTCAGCCGCTACCCGGCGTGTGGTCGGGACTGACCCAGCTCGGCGGCAAGACGGTCTGAGGCTCCAGCCTCGTCGCCGCCCACCGTTCATCGGAAACGATGGCGCAGTACACCCGCACCGAAACGGTCCTCGGCCTGTGCATGTTCGCGGGAGCGATCGTGTTCGTGGGCAAGCGTGTCGTGGGCGGAACACCCGCGCCCGCGGAGCCCGCGTGGATAGCGACCTGCGACGCGGCGACGCGTGCGCAGAGCCACGTCACCGACCAGGAGTTCGATCTCGAGCGCGGCATACGTACCGGCTCGATGTCCGCGAATGATGTCCGCGCGCAGACCTCCACGCTCGAGGCGCGACGGCGCATCGCTGCGGAGAAGAGCGCCGCGTGTGAGGCAGCGAGGACCGAGCCTCTGAGCGAGCAGGCAACCCGATGAGATCACGCAGCGAACGCCTCGAGTCCTGGGAAGGCCTGAAGCAGGGCTGCGAGATCTCGG